ACACTGAGAGGGGCTTTCCCTACTTCAGTTGGTGGGATTCCATTAGACTACGAAACTACTGATGCGATTGAAACGTTTGATGTGACTTTTTCATATCAGTATTTCGAAAGCAACACAACTACTTAATAAATTGAAACATAGGGGCGCTCTAAGCGCCTCTATAAATATTATTATAATGACATTATATCATAACCATCACAAGATACCCAAACATATGGGCGGATCCAATGATCCTGAAAACATAATCAAACTAACTCCTAGACAACACGCCCTGGCTCATAAAAAGTTATATGAGGAACATGGAAAACAAGAAGACTATCTTGCGTGGAAAGGTCTATCTGGACACATTGGTAAAGAAGAAATGATAAGTTTTAAATCTGCTTTAGGTGGTAAGAATGGTAAAGGTGTTAAACAAAAATATAAAGTTTCTAAAGAGGAATTGTATATGATACGAAGTAAAGGTGGAAAACAATCCACAAACAAAGACTATAAACATTGGTCAAATGGTAAAGATTTCAAGTTTTCGAAAGAACAACCTGAGGGTTATTCTTATATTAAACCTAGATTTCAACATCTATGTGCGATATCAGTTAGTAAAACTTATTGGTGGAATGATGGCGTGTCCCACAAAAGAAGTAAAACCTCTCCAGGTCTATACTTTATTAAAGGAAGAATTAATAAAGGTAATTTGGGTGGGATAAGAACACGTATAAATAGTATGAAAGGAGCGACAATATAATGGCTGAATTATTTGGTTTTAGTATTACAAAGCTAAAAGTAAAAGCGGATCCAAAACAAAGTTTTACAACTTCACAGGCTGATGACGGAACACAAACCGTATCGGCAGGAGGACACTTTGGTTCATATTTGGACATGGAAGGTACTGCAAAGACAGAGCAAGACCTTATCCGTAGATATAGAGAAATAGCAATGCACCCAGAATGCGATATGGCGATAGAAGATATTGTCAATGAGGGTATTGTTGCGAATGAATTGAAAGACGCAGTAAGAGTTATCTTTAATAATCTACCTTACGGAAGAGATATACAAAGAAAAATAGAAGACGAATTCCAAGAAGTTTTAAGATTAATGAACTTCAATACAAGAGGCCATGACATCTTTAGAAGATGGTACGTTGATGGTCGTATATTCTATCAAAAAATTATTGATAGAGATAATGCTAAAAAGGGTATAGTAGAATTAAAATATATTGACCCAAGAAAAATTAAAAAGATTAGGGAAGTCAGAAAGAAAAGACCTGATGTTCCTAGTCCGTCAGCTTTAAACAGTTTAGCTGTTGTAGATGAATATGTAGAATACTTTTTATTTAATGAAAGAGGTGTGTCAGGAACTACTGGTACCGCAGGTATTAAGATAGCACCAGATACAATCGCATTTTGTCCGTCAGGTATAATAGATCAAAATAAAAATATGGTCTTATCATACTTACACAAAGCGATTAAACCTACAAACCAATTGCGTATGATTGAAGACGCAGTGGTCATTTATAGAATAGCTAGAGCACCTGAAAGACGTATCTTTAAAATAGACGTTGGTAACTTGCCTAAAGCAAAAGCCGAACAATATTTAAGAGACGTTATGGCGAGATACAGAAATAAATTAGTATATGATGCTAACACAGGTGAAATTAGAGATGACAGAAATTATATGTCAATGCTTGAAGACTTTTGGTTACCAAGTAGAGAAGGTGGAAGAGGCACTGACATAACAACTTTACCTGGTGGACAAAACCTAGGTGAGATGACTGATGTTGAATATTTTAGAGCGAAACTATATCGTTCTCTTAATGTTCCAGTTAGTAGATTAGAAAGCTCTCAAGGATTTAACATGGGGCGAGCCTCAGAAATTACTAGAGATGAATTAAAGTTTACTAAATTTGTTCAAAGATTAAGAAAGAAATTTACAGAATTGTTTAATGACATTTTAAGAACTCAATTAGTTTTAAAAGGTGTCATAGCTGAAACTGACTGGCACGTAGTTAAAGATTGTATAATGTATGATTTCATACAAGATGGACACTTTGCTGAACTTAAAAATGCTGAACTTCAAAGAGAAAGATTAGCGTTGGCAAATGAGATGAGAGATTACGTTGGTAAGTTTTATTCTGTACAATACATAAGAAAAAGTGTTTTAAAACAAAACGATAGAGAAATGGAAGAAATGGATAAACAAATCAAAAAAGAAATTGATGATGGTATTATTCAAAACCCTATGGCTCAAATACAAAATGAGGAGAAACAATAATGAGTGAAGAAGTAAAAAGTTTCGTTGACAAACTTGCGGCAGGCGATAACGCTGGTGCTGGTGATGCGTTTAAAGATGCATTAAGAGTTAAGGTTGGTCAAACGTTAGATAACCACAGAAAAGATATGGCTGGTGATTTGTTTAATCAATCAAATACACCTATACCTGAAGCAGAAGCACACAGTGACCCTAAACCAGAAGTAGCTGATGTAGGAACATTTTCACATGATGGACAAGTGCAAACTAGTAATGATGTTAAAGATGGTCAAGCAGAGATAGACTTAACACAAGATGGTACACCAGATACTATGGTAGGAATAGATGTCAATGCAGGTAAGCAGAATAGTTAAAGAGAATCTAATAATAGATTCACAAACTTACAATAGTCTTTCGCCTATTATGAAAGACGCAGTTAAAGATGTGTTTTCGTTTTACAAAGAAGCGAAAGGTAACATTGTAGAAAGATTTGAAAGCGCAATTAAAGAAGTTGCTGCCATACATAATTTAGAAGTTAAACAAATAGAAGATTACTTTGATAAAGAAGTAATCGAAAAATTAGGAGAGAAGTAAATGGCACAAACATTTATAGCCAAAGGAAATATTGTAACAAATCCAAGTGATAACGATTTTGGTAGAGCAGTATTTGTTAGAATTACAGCTACTGCAGATGTGACTGGAATACTTGAACTAGCAAATGGTAGTACAAAGTTAGCTGAGTTTTACCTAGAAGATGGTAATACTATTATTTTAGAAAAGAAAGCAGATGAGAAAATTACTTGCGGTACATCTAAAGCATCAGCTGTCGGATCACCAAGAAGTTAATTATGATTACGGCTACCAAGCTAACGGATAATAGTTTTAACATTATAGTTAAAGCGAATGGAGTTGGAAGTGAAGACGAACAGACTTTGGTAGATGTAGTAAATTCAGATCAAGCGACTTCGGAACCAAAAGTTTCAATCGCAGATATACATTATGAAATATTAGGCACTGGTAAGTGTACAATATTTTTTAAAAACGATATAGAAAAAAAGGTAGAGATTACGGGTAGAGGAAACTACGGATTGAAACCAAGTGAAGATAGAATTAAAGATGCAATAGGTGATATTTTACTAACAAGCGACTCTGATGTTACAAGTTATAATGTAGTAATAGAGGCACAAAAAGAATCAGGATATACAAACTAATGGCTGACACAGTAACAACACAAACGATATCAGACACTTCAGGTGTTAAATTTGTAGCGAAACTTACAAATTTATCTGATGGAACTGGCGAAACTTTAGTGAAAAAAGTTGATGCATCTGAACTTACTTTTATGAGTGAAGATGGTAATAGATCAATCGCTAGAGTATATTATTCAATAAACACATCAGATAATAAGTCAGGTGTAGAGTTAATTTGGGACGGAACAACAAACGCAACTGCTTTATTCTTATCTGGTAACGGTTTTATGGACTTTAGAACAGACGGAAATAGTGTTCCAAACAATGCTGGTACTCCTACTGGTGATGTTTTACTATCAACTAAAAACTTTGCGAATGGTGATAACTATACGATTATTGTAGAGTTTAGGTAAAAAATAGTATAAATATATCTATTAAGAGAGAGAAAAACTATGAAACTAATTTCCGAAGAAATAAACAACGCCGAGTATCTTATTGAAGAAACTAACGGTAAGAAAGATTACAAAATCAAAGGTATCTTTTTACAATCAGAGTTAAAAAATAGAAATGGAAGAGTCTATCCAAAAGACGTACTTGAAAATGAAGTAAAAAGATATAACAAAGAATTTGTCAATAAAAAAAGAGCGTTTGGCGAGTTAGGGCATCCTGACGGACCAACTATCAACCTAGAAAGAGTATCGCATATGATTACGAAACTCTATCCAGATGGTAATAATTTTATTGGTGAAGCAAAAATAATGAACACACCGTATGGTAAGATCGTAAAAGGTCTTATTGATGAGGGCGCACAATTGGGTGTATCTTCTCGTGGTATGGGTTCGTTAGTACAAAGAGGTGGCGTTAATGTTGTAAAAGATGATTTTTACATCGCAACCGCTGCTGATATTGTAGCAGACCCGTCTGCTCCTGACGCTTTCGTAGAAGGTATTATGGAAGGTAAAGAGTGGGTGTGGGACAATGGTGTATTGACAGAGAAAGATGTTAGTGCATGGAAAATGGAAATTTATAAGACAAGAAAACGAGAGTTAGAAGAAAAAAAGGTTAATATCTTTAAAAACTTTCTTCAAAAACTTTAATCTTATAAATATCCTATAACAAAACAAAAATAAACGTTTATTTTTATAAGGGAGATTTCAATGGCCGAAACAGATAAGAAAATTGAGGCAATGGAACAGGAAGTTAGCGAAGTGGCAAACCCACAAGCTGATGCTCCGAAGAAAAACGCTGTAAAGGCCGAACCTACGCATTTAAAAAATAATGCGCAAGATTTAGGTCCAGCGGTTGTAAAACCGACTGACAGTAATCCAGATGCTTCAAAATCTACATCTCAGGTTTCAGGTGATGCTCAACAAAAAAGTCAAGGCGCTGCTGATGCAATGCCAAAACTTGGTGGGCATAACACTAAACTTGAAGGTAAAGAAAAAGACGAAAAATCCTTAGAAGATAAAGAGAAGGCAGAAATGGCACACGCAGATGACAAAGATAAAAAAGATATGAAAGCTTCTTATAAAAAAGAAGAATCAGAACTTGATATCAAAGCAGATGTGGATGCACTTATTGGCGACTCTGATTTATCTGAGGAATTTAAACAGAAAGCTGCGACAATTTTTGAAACTGCGATTAGAGCAAAAGTCAAAGAAGAATCTCAAAGATTACAAGGCGAGTATGAAACTAAATTACAAGAAGATACTGAAGCTCACAAAGCTGATGTTGTTGAAAAAGTAGACTCATACCTTAACTACGTTGTTGAGGAATGGATGCAAGAAAACAAGATCGCTATTGAACGAGGTATCAAAGGCGAAATTGCTGAGGACTTTATAGGTGGTTTGAAAAAACTTTTTGAAGATCACTACATAGATGTCCCAGATGAAAAATATAATGTGCTTGAAGATCAAGCTTCTAAAATCGAAGACCTTGAGAAAAAACTTAACGAAGAAATCGAAAAGAATGTTGAGTCTCACAAGACTATCGGCAGTTTAAAAAGAGAAGACATA